AGTATTTAAAACGTCATTTCGATGCTCGCAATTAATATCTAGGATATACAGAGTATTGTTAGGTGAAGAAGATTTGCCTACATCAGAGAGAAGTGTATTTTATAATAATAAAACATATACAGATAAGGTTTTCAATAAATCTATAGATGATATGATAAAAGATAAAGACAGATAATATGGGGTTTAAACTAGGTAAAAATAGAGGTAATTATGCTGTTGGTGGAGAAATCAGAACAAAGATGCGTTTTGGTCAAGAAGCTGGTGGTGACGCTTCTATTCCTGGAACACCTGTTATTAGAAAGAGTTTAGAAGAGGGAGTGCTAGGTGAAGCTAATATGGATGGAACTATATATATAAGCGACAAGTTAGTACCTGATAGCTACGAAGAGAGACAAGTAATAAATCACGAAATGCGACATGCTACCGATATGAAGGTTGGTAAATTGGAGTATGGGGATGATTACATAAAGTATAACGGCGACACGTTTGCAAGAGAAGTTATAAATGGTAAAGATATGATAAATATCTACGGTCAGTGGAAAGAAGCTGGAGACCATGGATTTCCTTGGGAAGACGACGCTAATAACGGAAACATTTAAAAATAAAAAAAATGGCATTTAAAATGAAAGGAATGAGTTTTGGAAACTCACCACTAAAACAAGATAAAACTAACGTTCCACTTTCTGAGCAAGAAAAGAAAAAAGGAACATTAGTAACTGGTGGTAGTAAAAGCGACGAAATAGCTGATTTAGAAGATAGAATAGAGTTCTTACAATCTGATATAGCTGACGCTGGCCAAGAAGGTCCTACTAAAAATAGAGCTCAATTAATGAAGCTAAAACGACAATTAGCAAAATTAAGAGGTAGGTAATGAGTATATTGACTAAAATATTCTCAAGTGGAGCTAGCGACTTAATCGGTAGTATAGGTGGAGTTGTAGACAACCTAACTACGTCTAAGGAAGAAAAGCTTGAAGCTGAAAGAAAAATCAAAGAGTTAGTATCCAACTACGAAGTAGAGATGGAGAAAACTATAACAGATAGATGGAAGTCAGATATGGCTTCAGATTCATGGATGTCTAAAAACGTAAGACCTTTAGTTCTTATATTCTTAGTAGTAAGCACGGTGTTGATGATATTTATTGACGCAGGTGTATTATCTTTTAATGTAGAAGCTAAATGGACAGACCTATTACAATTAGTATTAATAACAGTGATCGGCGCCTACTTTGGTGGTAGATCAATAGAAAAAACAAAAAAGAAATAAAATTATGGGATTAAATTCAATAGGAACTGCTTACGACTTTGGACAGTTAGGCAGTGGTTTTAGTGATGAAGCAGTAGAGGTAACTCCTCCTACTGGAAAGGTTATAGTGGCTATAACTTTTTTAGAAGAGACAGTTTTATCTACTTTAGTAGCAGCTACGGATCTAGTTGACACCTCTTTCTTTAGCCACACCACGGCTATAGCTGCTAATGGTGGTGGAGCCGCAGAGTCAGACGGCGCAACTAAGTTTCCAGCAGGATTAACTATATACGGTAGATGGTCTAGTTTCACACCCCCTACGTCTACAACTGGAGGTGTTGTATTTTACTTTGGACATTAATGTCATTAGGTAACGCTAATAGCTCATCTCAGTCTAGAGGTAAAAATAAACCTGTTATAGTAAAAAGAAGAAAAGAGGTTGTTATGGCTAGGGACTACAACTCTTTTACGAGCTCACCAACACAAGCTAGTGAAGCTTGTCGTTTTGGAGAATCGCTTAGTGAAACTTTTTATCATAATGGCGCGGCAGCCCTACCAGCTTCTGATGATGTAGTGTATTTAACTAGAAGAGCTGATCCTAGAAGTGCAGTACAAGCTGGACATTACAAGATATTAGTTGGCGGAAGAAACTACAATATGCAGATTGGTGAATCAGGCGTTGTATCAGCTGTCACCGCCTGTAGATAAATAAATTAAATTAACTTAAATTAAATAAAATGGCAAAGAACACAACAAAAAAAATCAAGGAGTTGAAGGCTGAAAAACCTTCTAAAATTACAAACGAAGAATTAAATCAAGTACAATCGGTAATTAACGACATCAATAGAGCACAACTAGAGGTTGGATCTATAGAAAGTAAAAAGCATAACCTTTTACACCACGTGTCGGTATTACAAGAACAGTTAGGTAAAATGCAAGTTGAGTTTGAAAAGACTTATGGTACAGCTGATATTAACATTCAAGACGGTACTATAAACACTAAGCAAGATGAGCAAACTAATTAGAAAGATTACTATAGGTAAAGACTACAAAAACGACGCTATGCATTACGCTGTTGGTCAAGAAGTATATGGTGGACATACGATTTGTGACATAATAGAGGAGAAGGACAAGTTTTCTATTTTTATCAAGAAAAACAAAGATGTGTTACCATGGAAAGACTTTAACAAGAATATGGCGGTCTCTGTAGAGTATAACCTAGAATACTAATGAAAGCGCCTTTTGACTTTGTTATAGAGCCAAAAGGAAATAGATACAACAATACCACAAAGGTTGGGGATAAAGAACTTATCCTCAACACTGAGGTTTACAACCACGAGTTTGTAAATAGAGAAGCTATTGTTAGATCTGTTCCTACAGCTTTTAAATCAGAAATACAACCAGGAGACACTATCATAACCCATCATAATGTTTTTAGACGGTGGCATGATGTTAAGGGTAAAGAAAGGAATAGTAAAAGTTTCTTTGATGAAAACACTTATCTAGTAAAAGAAGATCAAATATTCTTATACAAAAGATACTGGGAGTGGAGAACTCCTAAAGGATATTGCTTCGTAAAACCAATTAAAGATAGAACTCGTTTTGGTGTTGATGAAGAAGAATCTTGCATAGGTATAGTTAAGCATACTGATGGTGTGTATAGCAAAGGAGATTTAGTCGGATTCACACCATTTTCAACATACGAGTTTGTTATAGACGGAGAACGTTTATATAGAGTCATGACACAATTTATTACAATTAAATATGAATACCAAGGAAACGAAGAAGAATATAATCCTAGCTGGGCAGATAGCCGTTGAAGAACTGATTAAAGTTGCTAAAGAAGCAATTGTAGATTCTAAAGAAGATATATCAGCTGATAGACTAAAGAACGCCGCAGCTACTAAAAAACTAGCAATATTTGACGCATTCGAAATACTTAACAGAATCCAAGAAGAAGAAAACTTGCTTGAGGGCAAAACACCTGAAGAGGCAGAGAAAAAAGTCTTTAAAGGATTCGCAGAAGGTAGATCTAAGTAATGTACAGTCAAAGTTTAGTTAGTACAGTTGAACCGATAAAAAGGACTACTATTACCAGAATGAACAGAGGTAAGAAGTGGAAGTACGGTTACAATAAAGAACACGATTTAATTGTGTTATCTCACAATGGAGTTATAGGTGAGATCATAGAAATACAAGATTTAGTTATAGCGCTACCAAAGCCACCTAAAGATATATATAAGCATCCGAAAAACAAATGGGTTAAACAGGAGTATCCTAAAGAGCTCGAGAGGATAAAGAACATATTCGATTGGAGGAGTTATCCGGAAAACAATAAAGAAAAATGGTACGATTACATAGACGAAGAGTTCAATCGAAGAGATAAAGGATTCTGGTTCACGAATAATGGTAAGCCAACCTGGATAACTGGTACGCACTATATGTATTTACAATGGAGTAAGATTGACATTGGAGCTCCAGACTATAGAGAAGCAAATAGATTGTTTTATATATTCTGGGAAGCTTGCAAAGCAGATAAAAGATGTTACGGTATATGCTACCTTAAGAACCGTAGGTCTGGATTTTCTTTCATGTCATCAGCAGAAACAGTTAACTTAGCCACTATATCGAGTGATAGTAGATATGGTATACTATCAAAGTCAGGATCAGATGCAAAGAAAATGTTTACAGATAAGGTTGTTCCTATATCAATTAATTACCCTTTCTTTTTTAAACCTGTACAAGATGGTATGGATCGTCCAAAATCCGAGCTTGCTTATCGTGTACCCGCTAGTAAGTTTACGAGAAAGAAGATCACGGCGAATGAGCAACTTGAAGAAATAAAAGGTCTAGATACAACTATAGACTGGAAGAACACAGGAGACAATAGTTATGATGGTGAAAAACTAAACTTACTGGTTCATGATGAAAGTGGTAAGTGGGAAAGACCAGACAATATATTAAACAACTGGAGAGTTACAAAAACTTGTTTAAGACTAGGTAGTAGAATAGTAGGAAAGTGTATGATGGGATCGACTTCAAACGCCTTAGACAAAGGAGGAAGTAACTTTAAAAAACTA